ATTTACATTCAATCATACATTTATTATAAGCCAAGCGCTACCAAATGGCAAACAAAAAAAGAGCTAAGCCCTCACCATACTAAATTGTTTATTATCTGCAATGCTCAAGCTCTTAACTATCTGCGCAATCTGTTGCGGTGTGCCAGTTACTAAGTTATCCATTTCATCTTTTTCCTGTTTACATAATCTATTGTCATTACCACAAGTACACTCCCAACCAAAGTCTAGGCTTTTGCGCCACCTGCCAGCTAGTAAGTTTGTATTCATACCGCCCTCGTAATCTATCTGGTGTCCATCACCAATACGCACAAATGCTTCTTTTTTACATTTTAGACAAGTTACTTTGTATCGTTCCATAATTATATCTTTACTTAATTTTGCCCTTATCGTCAAGAAGTCTAATGCGTGGCTTGCCATTTTCAATCATCACTTTTTTCCTATCATCTTTTAGTGCTTTTTCAATTTCTTTATACTCTGCTTTGTTTACTTCTTGCACCTCAGCGTCTTTATTACCAAATACAATTGTCTTTAGAATAGCGTTACCGCTCTTCACTTCGGTATCTACACCAGATGATATAACTTCACCATTTTCAATAAACACTTTTGGTGTTTCTTTAATTTCCATCAAACCCCCTCTTCCCCAATAACAAAATACTTCCAGTAACCGCTACAATATACAGTGTGCGAGCTTGCGCCATTATTGCGCATAATTGCATTCCAGGTATAACTACCGCCTTGAGTGTTTAAGTACCAAGTACCCTCGAAGTTTACTTTTTGTTGCTCTGCACTCAAAGACGCGCCAGACAGCGCCATATAGCTTGTATTATTGTTAGTGTCTACAAAAAAGTCCATATTGTTTGTTGCAAACAAGCTGGTTTGTGGTATTGCTGTTGTAGCACTTTGATTTATTACTGGTAAATCGTGTGGAAATACACTTAATACAAAAATAAACCCACCTAGTGAGCCAGCGGTCATAGTGTTTGACGATGTACCACTCTCGGCAACTGTGGCTGTAGATATTCGTGTTCCTGGTGTAGATTGCTTAATTAAGCTTGAGCCACTGCGTATTTTATCTGGTGCTTGTCCGCCTATAAATAGTGCCATTATATACTCCTTATGGTGCGATTTGGTCGCTTCCACCAATCGTACTTATACCAATTCTAAAGTAGGTAGTTATTGTGCGCTGTAACAGTTGTAAATCTTGCACAAAGCCTACGCTTGGGTTTATTTTACTCTTAATTCCGAATATGCGCCAATATCGCCCCTGCCAACTAACTAAATCACCTAGTTGTAATTCTGGTATGGCTCGTATGGTTATCTGCTGTAAGTTTTCAGGGTTTGCAAAATCTCTAAGTATCATCTCGGTATATGATTGCGCCCAACTGTTAGATTGTATATATTCATTTTCTATTTTAAATGGTCGTTCCTCGTAAGCAGTAACACTAGCGCCACGCTCATTACGCGCATATACATCACCAGTACGCCTAGCTGGTCTACCCCATATATCTAGTTTTACAATATATGCCGGTGTGCTTGAGTTATTACCAAACACAATCTTGCTAGCTCTGGCAAAGTTCTCAATCGACTTTACATATATATTAGATGTTAAATCTGCGCCACTACTATCTTCTGCAACATTGGCTGCGTAATATGAGCTGTCATTGCTGGTACTCACTGGTACAGGTGTAGTTATTGCAAGCATTGGGTCGTCATAATTCACCCATACTTCTTTATTGCCATTACCGGGTACTAGAATAACGCCAGTACCAGCAAAGCCAGCACCCTGAAACACCCTTTGGCTTGCTTGTTTTTCTCTTGGCGTACCTTTAACCTCTACTACATTTATTATATGGCTATCGCCTGTAATTTTAGCGTCAAGCACCATTGCGGTTGTTATTACTCGCTGTATGGTATTGTGTGGTGAGCTGTCCCAGTGCTGTCGGTTTTCAAAGCGCAATATACCCTCTTCATCTTGGTAGAATTGTCCGTTCTCGGCTTGCACAAGCTTTTGTATTATATCTATATACTTAGTACCGGTTTCGTATATACCAAAGTTAATTAAGTTAATACCATAATCTAAATCATATTGGGCAGTGCCATAACCTAGATTACCAAGTATAGTCGCAAGCACTTGGTCGGTGCGTTGGGCTGTAAACATAGTGGTGTTATCGACATATCTATTTTGTAAAAAGCCAATAAAATCTTCAGCCTGGAAGTTAGCGGTTTTATCTCGGCTACTAGCGTCTGGTGGTTTGCTAGTTACCCCTACAAACTGCGGTATGTTATTGTCTACCCCGTTATAATTGAAGCCTGCGTTGATTACAAGCGGTCTACGAGGTTTTTGCACTGCAGTGTACAGTTCGCTATTACCACCCATATAACGCGGTGTAAAGCGCCCAGAAGTGTTGTCTAGCTCTATTTCAGCCAGAGCCTTGTTTGCGCCACCGGCAGGCATTTGTAAACTACGCTCAAAACTGGCGTTCATTAAATATGCACTCTCATTCTGGTATTGGTAATTATTCCAATCTGAGTTCACCCCACCAGCACTAGCAATAGTATCTGTGCCACCAATTGTAGATACACCAATAGTAAATAATCTTATATTGTTGTTAAGGGTCTTTTTCCATGCTACCTGAGCGCTTGCAACTATATTGCGAGTAGTGTCGCGCTCTTCAGCAGTCCACCCTGTCGGTACAACTTGCATTGTTACGCTTCCGTTAGTATTAAGGTAAAACTAGATATGTAATCTTCACCACCAACGCTAAACCCTCGCCCATCTATATTTACATGCACATTAGTCGAGCTGATTGTGTAGTTGGTTTCGGTACTTACCCAAGTAACTGCTGTGCCAGTAGAAGTATAAGTGTTATATATAGACTTTATAACATCATAATAAGTCTTTTGTATATTGGTGTAGCTGAGTTTCCACACCCGTTTATTACTACCAAAATAATCTCGATTGATTGCCCCAGACAATGTACGCTGTTGAGCATATTGAAAGTTATCTACTGTTTCAGTAATAGCCTGTGGTGCTTTTATATTTGTTCCGTTAAGTGTAAATGCCATATTATGTTCCTATCATTTGAGCAACTGTTTGCCCTTGCATACCAGCTATGTCTTTTAAATCTTCAAACATTTTAGCAGCAGCTTCTCTGCGCTCAATCGCCGAGCCAGTCATTAAGCCTACATTTATATTTATAGTTGTTTGGTTGGTAGAGCCACCACCGGTAGTCAATTTGTTATTGGGTATAATGTTTCCACTTGTTCCCGGTACAAACAATTCCGGGCCTTGCTCACCAACTATATATGGTTGCCCACCGCTAACGCTACCACCGCCAGCTCTAGCTTGTAATAGACCACCAGTTGCTATATTTGCGATACTACCAGCAGATGACCTTATAGCACTAAAGATTGCAGATATTATTGTAAAAGCTGTTTGAAATGGCCATATAAGAGCCTGTAATATAGCGCCACCGATTGCTTGAAACTGGCTAGGTAATGAATTGAAACTACCAATTAAACTTCTAACTTGAGCTTGTACCCAATTTATTACTGATACTAGCGCTGTTAGCCCTTGTACTATCATCTTAACAGCCACCAAAAATACCAGAATTGAGCCAACTATAACAACTCCCAGAATAATCGCTAATCCCTGCAACGCCGGTATTAACCAGTTTTTATTCTGGTTCCAAAATTCTCGCAGTACTGGTAGAAGTTGGGTTTGTATAGTGTTCCATACATCAAGCAAAGCCGGTTTAATATAGGTATTAAATACACTAGTTACTTCTTTCAATACTACACTCCAACCACCAAAAGTATTAGCTAACCAATTAACCGCAAAGCCAAGTGCAACTACTCCGGCTACAATTGCTGCTGCTATTGCCAACCAAGGGGAAGCCACGGCGTCAAGCCCAGCAAAAGCCAATGCTAAAGCACCAACTGCTAAAGTAGCAACTGCAATCGCTGCACCTACTCCTACAATAGCAGTAACAAGCTGTGGGTTTTTATCAATCCAGTTCTGTATAGCCTCAGCAACAGGTTTTACTTTTTCAATAAATGGTTGTAGGGCTTTAGCAATAACACCACCAATTTGTTCCATTACATTATCTAAAGCATTGCGTAATATATCTAATTGCCCAGCAAAAGTCTTCCCGGCTGCTTCTGCACTACCACCAAACTCGGTTTGGAGTTCTTGTAATATAATCTTTTGCGCACCAGCAGTATCGCCTACTGCTACTAAACTTTCTACTAAAGCTTTTTGGCTATCAGTTAAACGAACACCAACCCTTTGTAATGCAGTAACACCGCGAACGGGGTCTTGTAATGCTTTACCAACTTGTATAGATGTAGACTTTAAATCAGTACCCATAGCAGTAGCCATATCTAACACTGCTTTTGTAGTATCGGGGAATATGTCTTTACCTATCTTTGTAAAAGTAAGTAGCATATTTTCAGCAACACCGATTTGTTCATCGCTGTATCTAGTTGACTTTTGAAGCGCGTTGGCAAGCCCTGTAACGCTCTCAGCAGTAACACCAGCAACACCGCCAGTAGATTTTAATACAGCATTTAACTGCGCGCCCACAGCCTCGCTCTCACTAAAAGAATTGACTGCCGATACACCAAAGGCAACCATTGCTGCACCAACTACTGCTAAAGTAGCGCCAACCCCAGCAATGTTCTGTCCAAACTTGCCAACTACATCGCTTGCCTGGTCATCGGCTGTTATTACTGCTTTAATCTCTGCGGTTGCCATTAACTATTCCTTTTCATATCATCTTGTTTCTTAGTTTCAATATACCCATAAATTAGCAGATTCGTAAAGAAGTCGCTAGCAGGCTCTTGCTCTAATTGTTGAGCAGATAAATGGAATATTTTGCGGTAGTGATATTTTAGAAGTTCTATTGGCGGTTGCGCATTGTTAAATATCGAGTTTGCCAACCGCTTTTTTAGTTTGGGCTTTGGTCTTGTCCTGTGAGAGTTTTAAATACTGTAATCATTACATTCATATCAAAATCACCTAGTTCATCTTTTTTAACATCAAACAGCTCACTGTTTTCATCTATAAATTGTCCGCTAATAAATAAATCTTGTAGCGTGCCAGTTATAAAGCCAACTGCTTTCTTTTCGTCTTTATTTTCGTTAGCCATATCAACATACTTTTCATAGTCTTTCATTGGTATGGTTTTAAACTCTAAGTAACAGTCTTTGTAATCTTCACCAATAAAATCTAGCGCAATACGCTTCTTTATAACTATTCTACTCATTTGCTTTTTTCCTTTCGTTAGTTGCTAATACGAGGTACCTGCGTAAGTATTCGTAAGTGTGCAAGTGCTTATTGCTGCAACAGCGTTGGCACTATCGTAGTTACCCTTAAACTGTATTTTTTGACCGACAATATCATCTAGCCCTCTATCTTGTTCCCACTCAGTAAAGTCTACGCGTGGCAATTGTATATCTAGGCTTGAGTTAGTGGCTCTATCAAACTTAATCTGTATAGCTTTGTAAGTGCCACCAAGCATTAGTTGTCGGTAAGTGTCATCAGTTTTGTTTAGAGTAATCTCGCCCTCTACGCTGTATTGGTGGTTAAGTATAGCTTCTGGCTCAACTGTACCGGTAACATTATCAAAATCAGAGTTAGCAGTAATCTTTAGAGTTAGCTTTTTAAGTGAGATGTTTGAAGCAGCAGCAAGTGAAGCTGTGTTAGCTGCAGTTTTAAATACTAGGTGCTGGTGTAAAAACTTATTGCCAAGTGTAGTATAGCTTGGTGTTAGTGTACTCCAGTCGCGTGATACTCTACTTTTAAACGAAGCTTTGGCTTTAGCAATTCCGTCTGGCTCAACAGTAATTTCAAGTCCGTCAATCATAGTAAAAGGGAATATCTTTGTTTGGTCTGGGTCTTGGTAGGCAAGTGATAATGTTTTGTGAGTATTAGTATTGGTTAGCGCGTAGGCGTGTGCGTAAGTTGGTCCACCGGTACTGGTTGGTGCAGCACCTAGTAAGCTAGTAAGTATTGCACCGAGCTGGTAATCATTTAAATCAAACTCTAAATCACCCTCGCCATATTTATTTACTACATAATTACTATCGCTATCTTCAATTCTACCCAAGCCCTCTTCTTCTCTGGCTGTGGTTACTTTGTCATCAAAACTAATACTATTAAATGGCAACCAAAAAGTTGGCGTTACAATAGTACCGCTAGTAGCTTCTTTAGCTACCCCAACATTTCCTAATCTGCCTACAAACTTGCTCATAATTTATTCCTTATCTTCTTTATAATGTTATTATTAAGTGTTTTTGCCATTTTCGTCAAGAAGTTATCGGGTATTGTAGTCGGTATGTATCATTAGTGTTACTTGTACTGCTTTAGCTTTACCCGATTGCATATCTACTTCACCCCACCGGGCGTCAGCTGCTTCAACAAATAATACTGTTGTATCACCACCGCTATATATAGCATTTAACTCAGTTATAAAGGCCACATCATCAACTGCATTTATAATATCATCTGTAACTGTAGCCAAAGTATTCTCGGCATACTCTTCACGCTGTATGCTTCCGTCTTTGATAAAATCTTCACCCAGCGTTAATAAGCAGGTTACATCATAGGCATATATGCGCCTGTTCTCTACTGTTGTAGCAAAAGTACCCTGTAAGTCGGCAGTCTTAACCCAAACACATGGCCAACCGCTTGGGTTTAGCTCTGAATAGCTATATACCGCTTGGGTACTAGCCAAAGCATTTATCTTACTAACTAATAATGATTTTATATCTGTACTTACCGACATTACACTTCCCTACCTATTCTATCAAACACATCTTGCACCGCTCTAGTAAAGTAATCATCTATCTCTTGCAAGCTGGCGTCTGCGCCCTCTTTCAAAAATGGTCTGCCTTTCATAAAACGCGTACCCTCATGCACAAACATGCCATAGTTAGCAGTTGGCTCTACTGTTGCGCTCATTTGTAGCCCAGAGCCAGACAAAAAATTCTCATGGCTTGAGCGCAGGCGACCAGTTAATACCGGTGTGCGTATCATACTTTCGCGCTGTACTTGCAAAGCAGATTTTTGCAATGCGCCCTTAAATGCTTCACTCATTAGGCGTGGTGCTTTACTAAAAGCAGCTCGTATCTGGGCTATGTTCTTAATTTCAATCTTTACATCTGCCATATTAGTCCTGACTTACTAAGGTTAATTCCTTGCAATCGACAATCCCGAAGCCCTCCCAACGAGATACACCCTTGACTGAATACCTTTTGGTATTTAAATCACTGCTATCGACAATGGTTACTTCATCGCCCTCTTTTATATTCACATCAACCTCGACATAGCCAATGTAAGTTTTACCGATTGCTTGGTTTTCAAACTCAGTACGCTCAAGGCTTGCCGGTGTAATATCTGCGAGGTGGACTGTGCCAGTAGCCGACATAGTAAAGCGATTAGCTGTGCCAATGCGCCTATTGCGGTATATCTGTATGGTGTGGTTGGTAAAAAATAAGCTTGCCACACTACTTGTCCGCCAAGATTGGTATGTCTGTATAGCGCTGTAGCATATCGTCTATACCAAGTTGAGTTATTAAGCTCTCGCCTTGCACACTATCATAATACTCAATACTTTTTGGTCCTTGCGTTTTGCGCTTGACCGCAGCGCCAGTTCCGGCATTATCTACCAATGCACTGGCTAGCATTACGCAAGCTTCGGCTAAATCACTAGGTATAGTTGCAAACCCAGCAGTATAAGTAGCTCGGTATATATTCCAGTTTAAAGATAGAGTAAATACACAATCAAGTACACCAGCAGTTAAATCTACAAAGTAGTCTTCACTACTAACCGTATCAAAGTCGCTTACATTTTCAGTAGTAGAGCGCTGTTGCAAGCTAGTAAAAGATATTACAGGGCGGTTTTTTAGTATAAGTTGGTTAGTACCAGTACCGTCATAATCTTCTGTATATACAGTAGAAGCAAAATGTTGCCCATTATTTTTACCGCAATAGCTCTCAATCATATCGGTAGCTTGGTTTATCTTACGCCTAATTAAATTATCTTGGCTTGTGCCTGCAATGCCTAAGCTCTCTTTTACATCTGCCAGGCTAGTAAGCGCCCATGTATTTAATGCGGTCATCTATTTCAACTCCATATCATTTACTATCATATCTTTACTCAACATTGCCACGCCTTGTTTAATCAAACTTAACGCCACTCTTTTCTTGAGGGTTATTGTTTGCCCTATCGGGTACTCTGGGTTTGCTTTTATTATTTTTACTCTTACTTTCATAATACCCCCACGCAAGGGTCGCGAACGACCCAAGCGTTGGAATACTAAGCTTAAGGAGTACCTAAGCCAGCAACCTTTCGAATTGGTGCAAGCAATGTAAGCTCACCGTCAACTCGTTTTTCAACACGAACATGTGTAATGTTACGCTCGAAGCCTGATACAGAAGCAACAGTAGCTTCGTCAGACACTCGGACAGAAATGCCCTCGCGGTCAACGATTTTGTAGTAGCTAAAGTCACCAAAGTATGCAGTACCACCAGCAATATCATTTTGCTCGTATATTGGTCGACCCATTAAGGTCAACTGTGGACTATCGCCAAGACGGCTGGTCAAGTAGTTGTTGTTACTATCTTTCAATGTAACAACACGCTCTAGTGTAGTTGAGTTCATAACCCATACTGCTCTAGCTCGGTATCCTTGTCCAAGTCTTACCCAAGTTTGCTTAATAGCGTCAGCTCGCTGTACATCAGTACCGCCAGCAGCTACAGTAATCGTACCTGGTGAGTATTGGCTCATACCGGTTGGTTGGCCTGAGCCTGAACCGGTAAAGAAAGCAGCGTCTTCACGCTCTGCAAGTGATTGCACGATTAGTTGAGTAACATTGTTTATAATGCTACCGCCCAAACTTGCGTCAGCAACCAACTCGTTAGAAAGACTAACGATAGTTGCAAGGCTATAAGGTGTAAACACATTTTCGCCCCACTGTACAGTTGAAGTGTTCTTAACTGCAGCCTCAGCTCTAAAAGCAGCTCTAGGTCGAGTGGCTAGGTTTGGCAAGTGAAATGTATCACTTGTAGTGGTCATAACATCAGCTATACTACGCATAACAGTAGCGTCCCTAAGGTCTTCTACTATCATATTTGCGTATTCGTCTGGTACTAAGTAACCACCTAGCGCAGCTGTTCCCTCAACTAGAGTTTGCAGTTTTTGAACATCACCAGTCATTAAAGCACTAACAAAGTGTACAGTTTTTTGCGATACTTCAGTTATACTTTTGCCGGCTTCTTTACGGCCTGGTAGCACAACTTTAATTTCAGCAAGTTCTTCTACACTCTTACGGCCATAAGTTGGGTCAGTAATAAACTTACTTTCCTTAACAACTTCGGCTTTAGTTTGTGGCTTCAATGCTTGAGTTAAGTCTTCAATCGACTTTGCAATTCTTGATTCAGCTTGTTCAACAGCTTTATCTGCAATAGCAGAAGCAGCAGCGTCAATAGCTTGCTCATCACTATCAGCACTTTTAGTTTCAACATCAGAGTTTAACTCTTTAGCTTCGGCTAGAAGTTCATCTAGTTCTTTTTGCTCAGCGTCATTTAGACTATCTTTGGCTTGTAGTTCTTTGATTCTTCCCATTTGAAAGTTCTCCTTTAAGCGATACAGTAATTAACTCACTGGCTCGCTTAATAACTTTCACATTCCGCACCGTCTGTTTTGGTAGAGTATCTTTGTCGCCTAAAATGTTATCTGCAGCTTTCGCCACCATTTTTGACATACTCAACCGCTCAGTTACGATTTGGTTATTTCGACCATTGTGCGGATTGAGGTGTTTAAGCCCCTGCACCGCAGAATCAACTTGACCTTTGATAATTGCCATATCCTGCTCAAGTTTTTCCATTTTTTCAATCATTGCTACCGGCATACCAGCTTGGGTAATAGTGTCGTTACTAAACCCAGCTTCTTTTAAGCTTTTATAGCCCAACATCATTGCGTCTGGGTTGGCTGGCACATTAACTACCGATACTTCTAGTAGCTTTTGCTTTGTGTAGGTATTGCCCTCACCATCAATCGGTTGAAAGCCAACACTTAAAGTTTTAAGCACCCCGTCAGATACTAGTTGTTTTACTGCTCGCCCTAGCTCGGTAACTTCCTGAAATGCAATCTTAATCATTAGTTTGGCGCTCTTACCACTACCCTCAATCCAAGTTTTAGTAGCTGTGCCTAGCGGTAATTGGCTGTGGTCGTGCCCCCATAAAATAATTGGGTTTTTCTTAAAGTCTTTTAAATCCCAACCACTAACTTCAACAATCTCGCCCTGTCGGTCTACTGTTGCGGTTGAAGCTATGGCTGTTACTTCGCCATTGTCAGCCTTTTCTATTGACGCCTTAGTATAAAGTGTTTCGCTCATATATTTCCTCTTATAACCTACTTGTATAATATAATTGTCAATCTCGTCAAGAAGTCTTATTTTTAATCTTCTCAATCGTTTCAGGTTTGTTCCAATCCTTTTTGGGTGTCTTAGATAGTTTTAAGTAAACATTGTATAGCTCATCTGGCACTTCGTTGGGAGTAAACTCACTAGAGATAAACTCTTTGTACATTTTTTGGTGTATTGGGTCTAGTTTAGTTAAATCGTGTTTCATAGTTAGCCTGTACTTGTTATATACCATTTGCCTGAAGCCCCATCTACTATTTGGACTACTTCGTTATCAGCAGTCATAGCGTAGGTTGTCGCACCATTTATTGTTTCACTTCCATCACCATCTATTGTAACAGTATTAGAAGCAGAAGTTTTTACGATAGTGACTAATCTACCATTGGCAAGAGCTGCTTTTAGGTTTACAGTAATGTTTCCACTCGCTGAGTTGCATAGTAAAAGCCCCACTTCAGATGGTAAAGTATATGGACTTGCAGACGATGTTATTGTTACTGGGTAATACCCTGTTGCCGATATGTTGGTAAGCGTCAAATACACCCCTGCACCAATAGTAAACCCTGTGTTAGTAATTGGGTAACTTGCGAGGTTTTGGTTGACCGAGCCAATAATATCAATAAGTATTTGTGAGTTTGTGCTTGAGAGTGTGTTGTTCTTGACTACTGCACCATCACCTCTCGATAGAATTACTTGTTGAGCGAAAGCTGAACCAGAAAACTTGAATAATTCTTTTGTAGAACCACCCACTAACGACCATCTAGCCGAGTTTCTTAGTGCGATAATATTTTGTCCCGCATAAGATGAAGCAAAAAACTCATAAGTAGCTGAT